GGACACTTCGGCGGCAGCGGTGACGGGGTTGGCGTTGGCATCCCCGACTTGCCACCCGGGACCGCTGCACTGCTGGAGTTCAAGACTCACAACGACTCGAGCTTCAAGGTACTGAAGAAGGAAGGGGTTCGCAGCGCCAAGTTCGAGCACTTCGTACAGATGCAGGTCTACATGCACAAGATGCGGCTGCCGGTTGCGCTGTACCTTGCGGTCAACAAGAACGACGACGAGATCTACGGCGAGCTCGTCATGCTCGACTCGCCGGTTGCTGAACAGTTCCTGGAGCGAGCGCACAAGATCATCCCGCTGCGCATTGCACCAGACAAGATCAGCAAGTCGCCAGGGTGGAAGGCCTGCGCATGGTGCGACTACAGACCCGTCTGCCACCTGAAGGTCGCACCGGAACGCAATTGCAGGACGTGCGCGCACAGCGAGCCGATGCTCAACGGTGAGTGGCACTGCTCGCAACCGGACATCCTGCGCGCGAACGAGGGTGTGCCGCTGGTGCTGTCCAAGGCGCTTCAGCTCAAGGGGTGCGGGAACTACGAAGTCGGCCCGACGTTCAAGTAAGCTGCACTCACCATGCAAGCACGTGAATATCAGAGCTTCGCTGTGCGGAGCCTCTACGACTACTTCGGACGCAACACCGGCAACCCCGTTCTCGCGATGCCCACGGGCACCGGGAAGAGTGTGGTCATCGCCCTGTTCTTGCAGAGCATCTACGCGCAGTTCAGCAGCCAGCGCGTCATGGTACTCACGCACGTCAAGGAGCTCATTCAGCAGAACTTCGACAAGCTGAAGGCAGTGTGGCCGCAGGCGCCGGCGGGCATACACAGCGCGGGGCTGAACAAGAAGGATGTCCTACAGCGCATCATTTTCGGTGGCATTGCGTCGGTCGCGAAGAAGGCTGCGCAGTTCGGCAAGGTGGATCTACTGATCATCGACGAAGCGCACCTCGTCAGCCCCAACGACGAAACGATGTACCGAGGGTTCATTGACGCGCTGAAGGTGACGAACCCTTACCTGAAGGTGATCGGACTGACCGCTACGCCCTGGAGGCTAGGGCACGGGAAGATCACTGACGACGGAATCTTCACCGACGTCTGCTTCGACATGACAAGCATGCAGGCGTTCAACTGGCTCATCGAGCAAGGGTACCTCTGCCCGCTTGTGCCCAAGGCCACCCGCGCGATGTTGGACACAGACGGGGTTCACATGCGCGGCGGCGAGTTCATTGCGAACGAGCTGCAGAACGCAGTCGACAAGCACCACATCACCGAAGCTGCGCTCAAGGAGACGCTCGAGTACGGGCACGACAGGCACAGCTGGCTCTTGTTCTGCGCTGGTGTCGAGCATGCGATCCACGTCGCTGACATGCTGAGCGCGATGGGTGTGCCGTGTAAGGCAGTGCACAGCAAGATGAAGGACGCTGAGCGCGACGAGACGATTGCCGAGTGGAAGGCAGGCAAGCTGCGCGCCATTGCGAACAACAACGTAATGACCACAGGCGTCGACCATCCAGCTCTCGACCTCATCGTCATGCTTCGGCCAACCGCATCCCCTGTCCTATGGGTGCAGATGCTTGGTCGGGGCACCAGGCCGTTCTACGCTCCCGGGTGGAGCTTGGATACAGGCGAAGAGCGTCGAGCGGCTATAGCGAACAGCCAGAAGACGAACTGCCTGGTGCTCGACTTCGCTGGGAACACCCGCAGGCTCGGACCGATCAACGACCCGGTGATCCCGCGGAAGAAGGGTGAGAAGGGTGGCGACGCGCCCGTCAAGTGCTGTGAGCACTGCGGCGTCTGGAATCATGCGAGCGTCCGGATCTGCGCGCACTGCGGCACCCCGTTCCCGGAGGTGCACATCAAGATCAAGGCCAGCGCTGGTACCGAAGAGCTGATTAAAATCGACGTGCCGATCGTGGAGGTGCGCGACATCGATCACGTGACCTACAGCTTGCACACCAAGACGGGGCGCCCGCCGATGGTGCGGGTGACGTACTATTGCGGCATCAACAACTTCAGCGAGTTCGTATGCGTCGAGCATGACGGGTACGCAGGCCGCAAGGCGCGGCTGTGGTGGAACGAACGCGGTCGCGGTCCGGTACCTGCTACCGCCTTGGACCTGCTCGAGCAGGTTGGCGACCTGCGCACTCCCACGCACCTCGAAGCCTGGGTGAACAAGAAGTACCCGGAGATCATGCGGTTCTGCTTCGACGGCACCGCGTTCGGCCGCCAGGCTGCTGTAGCTGTAGCGCCAACGGTGAGCACCTACGACAAGAAGAAGTCGATGCCTGGGGACAAGCCCACCGACTTGTCGCAGTTCGATGACGACATCCCCTTCTAAGGGTTTACCCTGATAGGGTTTATATTTCGCCGGCATGGTGGCAAACCGCTTGACGACGACGTAATCTTCGTCCACAGTACGGTTCATGCGTTGCACGGTGTGACGCAGCAACCGGAGAAACGAAATGACGAACTTCAAGAGCTACAGCGAGAAGTCCAAGTCAGCCCGTGCACTGGTGCAAGTGCATAAGCTCGATAAGGAGGTGACCGGCTTGTACCTGTCGCAGCAGGATGGAAAATGGGGCTTCACCCTGAACGACGAAGGTCAACCGATGTCCGTCGGCCTGCACCACGCCACCGAATCCCCGAAGATGGACGAGCCCGCTGCTGTGGTCACCCCGACTAGCGTTCCTGCACCGCAAGCGGAAGAGCACGTCGAAGAAGCCCCCGCTCCCAGCGCTACCGCGTTCGGTGCGTTCGCTTTCACGCAGCTCACCGCACCCAGCAACGCGGCACCGGCCGAACCGGTTCGCACCGCAACCAGCCAGCGCGTCCCCGGCCTGAAGATGGACAAGAACCGCGAAGAGCGCAACGGCGTCAAGGAACGCAGCCGCGGTGGACTGTGCCGCCTGGTGTGGGACACGCTCAACTCGATGATGACGCACGACGAAGCCACCGGGCTCGCCAACGTGCCCACGGTTGCGGACATCAAGAAGGTAGCCGAAGAGAAGGGCTGGAACGTGAACAACGCGTCGATCGAGTATTACCAGTGGCGCAAGTTCCACGGCATCAGCGGCCGCGGTAAGAAGCAGATCTGACCACACCAGCAACCCGCACCCGCCTCGCGCGGGTGCGCAACTCAAGGAGAGTTCGGATGTACATCTGCATCGACCGCGACAACATGCAGTTCCTGGCGAAGCACCAGAACAACGTCTGCCTGTCGCACCTGGCGAACATCGAAGCCGCTCACGTGTCGGTGCTCATCGCACCGTGCGACGAACCCCGCGACTTCATGCTGCTCACCGACCTGGAGCTGCGCCTGCTGTTCAAGCACGTCACCGGCAACGACCCGCAGACAGCGCACCGCCCGCTGATGCTCGCGCACTGCGTCGCGCTTGCGCAGCAGGTACCGGAGCGCGAGATCAACGCTTTCGAGGTGGAGGTGCAGTCCAACAGCATCCCCGATGACGACAAGACGGGGCGGTACCGGTACGTCCCGGGCGCCACCAGGCCCCAGCGCTGCGCCGACCTGTTCGAACCCGAGCGCCTCACTTGCGCGCAAGGGTGGAGCGCCGAGCGCGTGGCCGAATTCGCAAAACAGGCCCCACAGCCGCCGATCGCTGCTGCCGCTACCCATGCACCGGCACCCCAGCGATCGCCCGCTGCGCGGCCCGCTGGGGGTGCTGCTGCTACCCCAGCGGCTCCCCGGGGCGGTGGCAGGCAAGCGATCTGGGCTCACATGGACGCCTTGTGGGAGAAGGCCGGCAAGCCCACCGACGTCAAGGTCGTGCTGGCGCTGCGCAAGACGTGCATGGACGAGCTCGAGCCGCAGGGTTTCAAGCGGACCAGCGCCAGCTCCGAACTCGGCAATTGGATGAAAGCGAGGTGCCCGCAATAATCCAACTCCCTTCCGAAGCGAGCTGCTACATTGCAGCTTGTGCGATGCACATCCCTCAACTGACCTGGAGAACCCCATGAGCGAGAAGACCCCCGAACAGCTGGCAGCCGAAGCGGCCGCCGCGGAAGCGCAGAAGAAGGCCGACAAGGAAGCGGCCGACAAGGTGAAGGCCGAGAAGAAGGCCGCTGCCGATGCCATCAAGGCGCAGAAGAAGGCCGACGCCGACGCCGCGAAGGCGAAGAAGGCCGAGGAAGCCGCCGCCAAGAAGGCCGCCGCTGAGAAGGAGAAGGCGGACAAGAAGGCTGCCGCCGAGAAGGCCAAGGCCGACAAGGAAGCGGCGAAGGCTGCGTCGAAGGTGCAGATGCCCGAGCAGAACGGCGTCCGGCGTCCGAAGCCCGACGGCGCGTGCGGCAAGGCGTGGGCCGAGATGGACCGCCTGAGCTCGGTGCTGGGCCAGCCGGTGCCGATCGCCACGCTGCTGGAGAGCACGAACAAGGCCGGCCTCAACGAGGGCAACGTCCGCGCCGAGTACGCCCGCTGGCGCAAGTTCAACGGCGTCACCGGCCGCGTGACCTTGCCGACCCCGCCCGCTGCGGCGGCTGGTGCTCCGGCGGCCTAAGCTGCTAGGCTAGCAGTAGCGGGGCGCGCAATGCGCTCCGCGGGAAACCCGCCCGGCCCGTCTCCGATGGGCCGGGCCACTTACCCCAGGAGGGCCCGTGAGGCTCAACATCCAACCGATCGAGAAGACGAACCACAGCGCCGACAGCTCGCTCGAGGTTCATAGCGTCTTCTACACCATCCAGGGCGAAGGCCCGCTGACAGGGCATCCGGCGATCTTCGTTCGGCTTGCGGGGTGCAACCTGCAATGTCCGCTCTGCGACACGGACTACACCAGCAAGCGCGAGCGTATGTCGCCCGAAGCGCTCGTTCGCGAGGTGCGCAAGCTGCACCCGGGACCGAGGCTTGTGGTCATCACCGGTGGCGAGCCGTTCAGGCAGGACATCACACTCTTCGTGCTTCTGCTGCTCGACGACGGGTATCAGGTGCAGGTCGAAACGAACGGCACGCTGCCGCCACCCCCAGGGCTCCCAGGGTTCGACCAGAACGTCTGGATCGTGTGCAGTCCGAAGTCGGGCAAGGTGCACCCAGCAACCGCGGAGCGCGCCAACGCCTGGAAGTACGTGCTGCGGCACGGTAGCGTGGCTGACGACGGCTTGCCCGTCACAGCGCTTGACCACAGTGCACACCCGCGCGTCCAGCGCCCACCGGCCGACTTCCCCATCGGTGCCATCTACCTGCAACCCGCGGACGAGCAAGACGTCGCGCGCAACGGACGCAACCTTGCGGCCGTCATCAAGTCGTGCCTCGAGCACGGGTACACCCTGCAGATGCAGGTTCACAAGCTCATCAACATGGAGTAGAGCGCATGCGAGAGAAAGCGATGGTCGTCCTGTCCGGCGGGCAGGACTCAACGACGTGCCTGTACTGGGCACTCGAACAAGGGTTCGACGTGCACGCAGTCACGTTCGACTACGGGCAACGACACAAGATCGAGATCGACGCTGCCAAGCGCATCGCGCTCATGGCGGGCATCACCGACAAGCACGAGATCGTGGAGCTCGGTCCGATCCTCAAGGGCACGTCCCCGCTCGTGTCGGGCGCCGAGCTGGAGCAGTATGCCAGCCACGCGGTGCTGCCCGGCGGCCTGGAGAAGACGTTCGTTCCGATGCGGAACCAGCTCTTCCTCACCATCGCAGCGAACCGCGCCTACTGCGCTGGCGCGAGCATCCTGGTGACCGGTGTGTGCCAAGAGGACTTCGGTGGCTACCCCGATTGCCGTCGGGTGTTCATCGACGCCCTGGAGGACGCGTGCTGCTACGGCACATTCACCGGTGAACCGGACACGCTGCCTGCGCTGCGCATCCTGACGCCGCTGATGTACCTCACCAAGGCGCAGAGCGTGCACGCTGCGGTCGACTTGGTCGGCTGCTACGAGGCGCTGGCGTACAGCCACACCAGCTACGATGGCCAGTACCCGCCTGTCGGGCACGACCACGCGACGCTCCTGCGCGCCAAGGGCTTCGAGGAAGCGGGCGTCCCCGATCCGCTGGTGCTGCGCGCGGTGAACGAGCACCTGATGCCGCTGCCCACGACCCCGAACTACGCCCCCGAGCTGGTGGAGAAGTACATCAAATGGATATCGTGACGCATACGCTGGTCGGCGCGGCGACCGGGTTCTACTTCGGGCACCCGGTAGCGGGTGCGCTGGTGGCAGCAGCGCCGGATCTGGTGCTCGGTATTCGGCGGCGCAAGGCCCCCAGCGCCGCCTACAACGCGACGCACAGCTTGCTCGTGGCTGGGGTAGCTGCGACGCTGGCGTGGGCGCTGCTGCCCGAGCCTTGGCCAGCTCTCATCTACTGGTGCTGGCTGTCGCACCTCTTCCTCGACATGGTGACGCACGGTGTACAGTGGGCGCCCCCGCTGCTGTACCCGCTGCGACCGACCCGGTTCAGCCTGGGTGACGAGTGGGAGTTCTACAACCATTCGTGGCAGCGCGGGCTCGTGCTGTCACTCGCCTGGAGCGCCGCATGGATCGGTCTTGCATTGTTTCGATAGGGCACTGGCTGCCGATCGTCACCCGCTGCCCCGTCAACAAGCTGCCCGACCTGATCTACGTCCGCGTTGACTTCGTTGACACGTTCGCAGAGCTGTACGAGGTGCGCCGCAAGGTGCGCAAGCTGGTGGCGTGGAAGTGCATGTTCATGGAGGAGGTCGCTCGCGAGGTGCTCGACGCGTTCCCTGCCGCGCAGCAGGTGACCGTCGCGCTCGCGTTCAACCGCCACATCGTTACCCTGAGGAACTTCTGATGTACATCTCGACCAAGACCTACGGCCACGAGATCGGCCTCTCCGCGTGCTTCCGGCAATGGCGCGCCGAGTCGCACTGCCGCCTCCTGCACGGGTACGCCCTGGCGGTCCGTTTCGAGTTCGAAGCTGACGAGCTGGACGTGCGCAATTGGGTCGTGGACTTCGGCAGCCTGAAGAGCTTGAAGGGTTGGCTGGAGGACACGTTCGATCACACCCTGCTCGTGGCAAGCGACGACCCGAAGTTCGAAGCGCTGATGGCGCTGGACGTGCTGGGCGTTGCGCGCGTCGTCACCGTCGACGCCACCGGGTGCGAAGCGTTCGCCAAGCTAATCTTCGGCGCCACCGAGGTCTGGCTGCGCGACAACGGGTACGCTCCGCGGGTGCGCCTGCGCAGCGTGGAGATCAAGGAGCACGGTGCGAACAGCGCCATCTACACCGGAGACAAGTGAATGACCGAGAACGAACGCAAGGACAACATCGGCGCCTTCGCCCATGCGCTGCTGACGACGCTGGAACGCGAGCAGTGCGAAGCCAACGGCGGCAAGCTGCGCGAGGGGTTGCACGAGACACCCGCGCGCATGGCGAAGGCCTGGGAGTTCTGGACGCGCGGGTACCGCGACGACCCGGCGAAGATCCTCAAGGTGTTCGAGGACGGTGGCGAG